TGAAGGTGTTGTAGCATTTGGACAGAAAACATTCCAGAAACGTGCTACATCATTAGATCGTATTAATGTTCGTCGTTTGTTGATCAACTTGAAACGTTTCGTTTCTTCAGTTTCTCTTCAATTAGTATTTGAACAAAATACAACAGTAACTCGTAATCGCTTCTTATCAATCGTTAATCCATATATGGAACAAGTTGTTTCACAACAAGGATTGTATGCGTTTAAAGTAGTAATGGACGATACAAACAACACAGCAGATGTAATCGATCGTAACCAATTAGTTGGTCAGATTTATGTTCAACCTACTAAAACTGCTGAATTTATTATCTTGGATTTCACACTTCAACCAACAGGAGCTACTTTCCCAGCATAATAAAAAACTTAAATAATTGATATTTATAATAAACAAGATATAACAAATGGCAGTATTAGATCCTTCAGAAATTATGTTCACCGCTTTTGAACCAAAAGTTCAAAATCGTTTCATAATGTATATAGATGGTATCCCATCATATTTAATCAAATCAGTAGCTTCTCCATCTTTTGATGCTAATGAAATCGTTTTAGATCATATTAACACTTACCGCAAAGTAAAAGGTAAAGTAAGATGGAATAATATGGCTATGACATTATATGATCCAGTAACACCTTCAGGTGCTCAAGCAGTAATGGAGTGGGCTCGTTTAGCTCACGAATCAGTAACTGGACGTGATGGTTACTCAGATTTCTACAAGAAAGATTTAGTTCTAAATGTATTAGGACCAGTTGGTGATGTTGTTTCAGAATGGATCATTAAGGGTGCTTACGCTAAAACTGCTAACTTTGGAGCATATGATTGGTCAAATGATACAGCAGTATCAATTGATCTAGAAATCGCAATGGATTATTGCGTATTAAATTACTAAAAATTAGATTGTGAATATTTAAAAACCTCTCGGCAATTTGTCGAGGGGTTTTTTGTTTTATATATTTATATACGCACAATAAAATTGTTATATGGAATCAAAATTTAAATTACCTACCGAAACGGTAACTCTCCCATCTAAAGGTTTATTATACCCTACAGAAAATCCATTATCTAAAGGTGAAATTGAAATGTCATACATGTCAGCAAAACATGAAGATATTTTAACTAACTCAAATTATATTAAGAACGGAACCGTAATTGATAAATTACTTCAAGCACTAATTGTTACACCAATTAATTTTAATGATTTATTGGTTGGTGATAAAAACGCATTATTATTTGCTGCTCGTATTTTAGGATATGGTAAAGATTATCCAATTCAATTCTATAATACAGCTACTAAACAATTAGATGATTATACAGTTGATTTAACAACATTGGAAGAAAAACCATTCGATGAATCATTAATTACCCCAGGTGTAAACGAATTTTCATTTACATTACCACAGTCAAAAAACCTAATTACTTTTAAGTTATTAACACATGGTGATGAAAAAAGCATCGAACAAGAATTAAAAGGATTAAAGAAAATACATCCAAACGATTCATTTGATGTAACTACTCGTTTTAAATATATTATAACATCAGTTGAGGGTCTACGCGATAAAAAAGATATACGCGAGTTTGTTGATACGGCATTAACTGCACAAGATTCACGTTCATTACGCGAGTATTATGCGAAAATTTCACCCGATATCAATACAATGATTACAATTGATAAAGATGGATACACACAGGAGGGTGTAGACGTACCTATTGGTATTAACTTTTTTTGGCCTAACACAGGAGCATAGATTAGCTGTATTTACTCAAATCCATGAAATAGTATATCATGGGAATGGAGGATATACTTGGAATGATGTTTATAATATGCCTATATGGCTCCGTCGATTTACATTCCGTAAAATTCAGGACTATATTGATAAACAAAATGAAGAGATGGAAAAGCGACAACAAGCATCCTCCAATACAACTAAAGTAGATATAGCAAGACCTGCAATTCAGTCTGATTATTCATTTAAAGCACCTAAAAAATAGGTGCTTTTTATATTTATATTATATAATAAAATCCTAGTATGGCTGAAACCCCAGAAGAATACAGAGCAAAAACCCAAGAAAATGCTCAATCAATGGAATCAACTTTTAAATCAGTTGCTAATGAAATTGGTGAAATATTCAGAAATGTATCATCTCAAACTGATGCTATGGCTAAATCTTTTGGAAAAGATGTTCAAAAACAACTTATCCAAATGGTTAATTCTACTGATACATTAGTAGAAAATCAGGTTAAAATGGCTCAAGGTGCTTTAAAATCTAAAGACATAGCTAAACAAATATTAGATGTTGAAATTAAACAAGAAATATATAAAAAAAGAATAGGAAACTTAATGCGGGAACAACCGCAATTAGCTGATCGTTTAAAAAGACAGCTACAAGATGTAAATACAACAAACCAAGAAATTACCTCAGAATTAAAAGAACAACTTGCTGTATTAGAAAAACAAGAAGAACTTTCTAAAAAAGAAGATAAAGAAATAGTAGAAAAAAGTGATTTAGATGTTGTATTAGATAAAGCATTTCCAAAAGCTGGAAAAATAAAGAAAGAATTTAAAGAAATGGCCTCAAGTGCTGAAGGCATGGCAGCTGGTATTAAATCATTTGCCGCTGCCGCAATAGCATTTTTAGTAGATGCCGGATTTAAAGCTGATACACAAACAACTACACTAGCTAAAAATCTTACTCAAACTAAAGGACAAGCAGAAGCTACTCGTGATGGGTTAGCTGATATGGCTAGAGAAAGTGATAATGTATTTATTACTACTGAAAAACTAGTCCAATCTACTTTAAAACTAGGGCAACAATTAGGAATAGCAAAAACATTTTCAGCAGATTTAACCAAAGAATTTACTACATTAACCACTCAGGTAGGTTTATCTGAAGAATCAGCTGGTGGATTAGCTAAATTAACAGTAGCAAACGGAGCAAATGCTCGTACAGTAACTACGGAAGCATTAGGTGCGGCTCAAGCATTACAATCACAGAATGGAATCCAGTTAGATAATAAACAAATATTAGAAGAAACTGGTAAAGTATCTGGGCAATTACTTGCTAATTTTAAAGGAAATCCAGCAGAAATTGCTAAAGCAGTTACTCAAACTAAATTATTAGGTACAACATTAGAACAAACTAAAAAACAATCATCAGCATTACTTGATTTTCAATCATCAATTCAAAATGAATTAAGTGCTGAATTATTTACAGGCCAACAATTAAATTTAGAACGTGCTAGAGCATTGGCTTTAGCAGGTGACCAAGCTGGTGTTGCTAAAGAATTAGCAAACCAAAACATGGACTTTACTAAATTTAGTAAATTAAATGTATTAGCACAAAATGAATTTGCTAAAGGATTAGGATTAAATGCTGATGAACTATCAGATCAATTATTAAAACAAAAGTATTTAAATGCATCTAGAGAAGAAGTAGCAGCTTTGGAAGGAGAGGAAGTTGCTAAACGTTTAGAAGCTATGACTGCACAAGATAAATTTAATGCTTCTGTAGAGAAATTAAAAGATATATTTGTTTCATTAGTTGATGGTCCTATAGGTCAACTACTTAATGCATTTGCTGATTTATTTGCTTTTATTGGAAGAATTGGTTCTGCTCTTGCAAATCTAGTACCAGCCCCATTATTAAAAATATTAGGTGGTGCTGCTGCTGGTGCTGCTACGGGTGCTGCATTTGGAGGAGTAGGTGCAATACCAGGTGCTCTCGCAGGTGCTGCATTAGCTGGAGCTAATGAATTAAATAAATCAAAAACAGCAAACGATTTAATGTCGGGTTATGGAGATCGTACATTAGTTACTCCTAAAGGTGCATTTGCATTAAATAATAACGATACAGTAATAGCAGGTACAAATTTATTCAGAGGTAATGATGTGTATTCAGGTCCTAAAGGTGCTTTAAGTATGAGTGGTGGTTCAGATGTTGTTGATGCAATCGCAAAATTAGGTGATCGTATTAATCAATTAGCAGAACGTCCAGTAGTAGCTAGACCATCTGAATTTGTTGGACCAATAACATCTAAGCAACTACAAAATTCAAATAGAATTCTTGTTTAATTTTAATATTTATAATAAAAAACACAATGGGATTATTACAAAACATCAGTAAATTATTAGGATACGGTGGAAATAAACCTC